AAGAAAAATCACAACAAATAAAACAAAACGAAATGGCGGTGAACGACGACAGTTGGAGACGAATGTTGAAGGAAGATATTGACAGCTTCAAACAAGGCAAATACACGACGTTAGAATTGCGCGGAGTGTCAATGATGCGGTGGCTCGAAGAAAGTAAGCGTATAACGCTCGAAACGTTTACAGAAGAAGAATACAACCTTTGCAAAGCGAAGGCGCGAAAGACAGTTTTCAACGAACAACAACTTTCCAAAGGAATGGTTGAACGAATGAGTGACCGGAAACGTCAACTACTCAAAGAATCAATTCAGTTCGAAGGGTTGCGTGAGTTGTATAAACTTTATTTGTCGAAGCAATGAATCACGGATCGTTGTTTAGCGGAATCGGTGGCTTCGATTTAGCCGCTGAATGGATGGGGTGGAACAATACATTTCATTGTGAATGGATGCCCTTTCCTCGCAAAGTTTTAAGTCATTATTTTCCAAATTCAATCAGTTATGAAGACATCACAAAGACAGATTTCTCTATTCACAGAGGAACAATTGACATACTCACAGGTGGATTCCCTTGCCAACCATACTCAAGCGCAGGCAAGCGACTTGGGAAAGAGGACGAGCGACACCTCTGGCCGCATATGCTCAGAGCAATTTCAGAGATTAAGCCAACCTACGTCGTGGGCGAAAATGTTCGTGGACTTACTAATTGGAATGGGGGAGTGGTCTTCGAAGAAGTGTGTATTGACTTGGAAGCTCAAGGGTACAAAGTACAACCGATACTATTGCCAGCTTGTGCCGTCGGTGCGCCCCATAGAAGAGATAGGGTTTGGTTCATTGCTAAAAACACCAAGCGCGATGGATTCATACAGCGAGAACTTGAGCAAGAAGGAGCAGAAGTTTGGGAACAGCGGAACGCTTGCACAGGAGATTCAATCGGGTTTTGTTTATCAGAGAGGAATGTTACCAACACCGACAGTATCAGACATAATAGGCACACCGAAGAGACCCGATCAAATAACTCAAACTTTAACGGGATGGGCGAGAAAATCGGACAATACAGGAATAACATTTGGAGCAAAACTGAACGATGTAGCACCAATAATAGCAGGAGCAACATATCAAATTGGAAAACCTTCCCAACTCAATCCCCGATTTGTAGCGGAGATGATGGGCTTCCCACCGAACTGGACGGAATTACCTTTTCTAAATGGAGACAAGAATCAATAAAGGGTTATGGAAATGCAATTGTTCCACAGGTTGCTTATGAAATTTTCAAGGTAATTGCTGAAATGGACAGATTAGAGAAACTACAATTAAAACTATTTTAATGCCCGAAATAATTTACCACGACAAACAGAAACACGCTTTGGAACTTCTTTCTTACGAAAGTCCTATTGCGCAGGTCTTGTATGGTGGCGGTGTGTTTAGTGGAAAGTCATTTCTCGGTTGCGATTGGCAGATAAAACGAAGACTAAAATATCCAGGGACGAAGGGTTTAATTGGTCGTGCTGAATTGAAGAAGTTGCGCTTGTCAACAATGCAAACCTTCTTTGAACTTTGCACCTTACACGGATTAAAACCGAACGTTCACTACACATACAACGGACAAGACCACGTTATTAAGTGGTACAACGGAAGCCAAACGATATTAATGGACTTGGCGGATATGCCTTCAGATCCCGACTTTCAAAGATTTGGTTCTATTGAAATTACAGACTACTTCGTTGACGAAGTTGCGGAAGTTTCAAAGCGTTGTATTGACATCTTGCAAAGCCGTGTGCGTTACAAATTGATTAACGATAGACCGAAGGGATTAATGACTTGTAACCCTTCAAAGGGTTGGTTGTATAACGACTTTTACTACGCTAATTTGAAAGGTGAATTGAGAAATGACCGTGCGTTTGTCCAAGCGTTACCAACGGACAACCCATACATCTCGCAGACTTATCTTGAGAACTTACAGAAACTTCCAGAGTACGACCGCAAACGTCTTTTAGAAGGCAATTGGGAGTTCGACGACGACAGCGACAAACTATTCAACACGGAGAATCTTCTTCGAATGTTTAGAAACGAAGTAATCAATGAAGGAAAGAAGTATATCACAGCCGACATTGCGCGTTTTGGAAAGGATAGAACGATTATTATTGTTTGGGAAGGACTTACTATCATTGACATAATTGAACTCAATCGTGCAGCGTTAGACGAAGTAGTTAACAAGATTCGATTAACCTGTCAACAGCACTCAATTTTATTACAAGATGTTGTCTGCGACGAAGACGGAGTGGGTGGTGGAGTGGTTGACTTCTTAAAGTGTCGAGGGTTCGTCAATGGATCTAAACCAAAACACCCACAATATCAAAATCTGAAAAGCGAATGTTACTACAAATTGGCTCAATATGTAGAGGAGAATAAGCTCACTATTCTTTCAAACACACGCAAAGAACAAATCGTTCGCGAACTGGAGATGATTAAGCGACACCGCGCAGACGTTGACGGAAAGTTGCAGGTAACTCCGAAGGATGTAATCAAAAACCGCGAAGGTATTTCTCCCGACGTTGCCGACGCAATTATGATGCGAATGTACTTCGAACTCAACCCTTCTTATGGACAATATGTTGTCGGATAAAATAATTTAGCATACATTTACGAAATGAAAAACACACCACTATACGAGTCGCTCAAAATGACTTACGACCGCGAACGCGAAATTGTTAATTCGCTTGCGAACTACTTTCAACAAGGTAAGATTCTCGGAGACATTCTCCTTGAACTTTCACAACGAAAAGACTTGAACGCGAAAGAGAAAATATATCTCGCGTTAATGATTGGTTCAATGATGTCGAAGCCAGATGCAGAAAAGTAATTTACTCACGCAAGTTATCGCTGAATTAGAAGCGCGTGAAGCGAAGGGAATAGAAACGTACGGAACAACGTTAGACCGAACCGATTTAACGCGCTCTGAGTGGCTTCAACACGCATACGAGGAAGCTCTTGACCTTGCCCTTTATTTGAAGAAACTTAAAATTGAAGAAGATGCCAGAAAGCAAAACTAAAAAAGGAATCTGCGTGTACTTGCACAAAGACCTTTGGAACGAGATTGACGAAAAGAGAGGTGAGAACAGTCGCAACGCTTTCTTAAGTGAAGCAATTGAGTTCTCTTTGAAGTTCTACGTTCCCGAATCTAAAGTAAAACACTCAGAACAAAAGTAGAAAGAACAGCTACGGACGTGGTAAAGATTAAAGCGTGGTTTCTGCGCTTTTTTTGTTTGTCTAACTTTTTCTTTTCAGCAGTTAGAGTGTTAATTTCTTCGGTCAAAATATCGGTCTTCTGTTCATAAGCCTCAACAACTTCTTGTAAGTTTTCTATTTTTAGACCTTCAAGGTTCAATTGTTCTTTGAGGTTGTTAATTACTAAAGAATCGGAAGCAATAACGCTATCACAGGAGTTCACCAAAGTGACCACATCAACGCGAGTAATAGTATCTCGAATAAGAACAATATCACGATTTCTTTGATAGGTGGTTTTGTGTTTAGATTGAGCATCTTCATAGGTTCGAAGTTGTTTGTATAATTCTATTTGTTCTTGGAGTAACCGGTCATATTCACCAGCGTTGTAGTTTATCACACTATCTTGCTTTTGTACTTCAACGTGTACATCTTTCGCCTTATCTCGTCCCCACCAATTCCAACAAATCACCGTCCAAATAATAGTCGTTCCCAAAACGAGCAGGACTGCAAATAATAAATTCTTTTTCATAAGATTTTTCCTTCGTGTATGCGGTAATTTTTAACGCTGAATGAACCGTTCGTTCCCTTGTCAACTATTGCAAATCCGTGATTGTACTTTGAATAAGGGTTGTAGTCGGGACTTAATTCAGATAAGCAACCAACACCCCAACACGTTATAAACTTTCCGTTAGCATCGCGCTCGTTGTGTTCTGCTGTCTGATGGTGGTGTCCGCACAAAGAGGAAACCTTCGTCTTCAAGAACAAGCCACGCGCCACGTTAACCGACGGAAGGAATTGTTTTCCAAATTCGTGACCGTGAAAGATTGAAAGTTTGCCGATATTCAGTTTGCTCTTTCCGTCAATCCAAG